CGTAATTGTGACCGCGAAGGTACCAACATGACCGCCCAGATACGGCGAATGATACGGGATTACAACCTGAAAGGACGTTATTAGTCCTCGTCAAAGTCTCCAGCCGTACGTATAGTGGCATCCGTCACCGGGTTTATGATTAAATCCCCGGTAAGTTGAACGGTAAGCGGCACGGGGGCAGATACAAGGCTGCCTTCGTTCACCAACTCAGTCAATCGGGTTGTAAAATCGATTTCCCAAACTATCACCGGACCGTGGTTGTTATCCTCACGCTCGGCCACCCTGTTAAGAGGGGTAAAATAAGTAGATTGCAACCCGTTTACCGCCTCATAAATCTTATTGACGATAGGTTCGTAAACTTCGAATGATTGCGTTTCCTCATCCTTAAACCAGAACGCACAATAAAGGGTAACGGTAACATCGGCCTGTTGCTGATTGGCCGCAAGGTTGGTGTTATACGGGTTGGTTGCAGGCTCAGTCCACGTGATGGATGAAAATCCGACAAACACGGCGGGAAAGTCAAACGGCATTTCCCTCGCCTCGTCATTCGTCTGGTTATTCCACTTGGCCACGTGGTTAATCTCGCGCACCGTGTCGGATATGCGGCTCTCGATTGCCTTATATAGTTCTAACTTTGCGCCCATGCCTCGCCTAACCTTTCCTGTATTGTGTTTTCCAACTTTGATGAATTGCCGATAAATTGCCGCTGGGGAATTTCCACCTGAATAGGTTTTTTTAACGGCCTGCCGAAAATAGACCGCTGAGTCCACTTCGCCCCGAAGTTATGATACGGAGCGTAGGGTATGCCCTCGACACCTATCACCACCTTATACTCACTCGACTGCAATACCTTAATGGCCTTGCTCATTTTTCCCGTGCCGCGAAGTATGCCGCGCGACCTTGCGGCACCCGTTGCCGTATCATAGGCCAGCGTACCTGGGATGCGCCGCTTAACTTCTGCCCACTTTTCCAGACTTTCATCCGTGAATCCCTCGTTGCGGAATGAATCACGGAAGTGGCGCACCGCTGAATTACCCGCGATTCCACGCGCCCGTTTCAGGTTTTTTTCAAACCGCTTACGTTGGTCAGCAAACATTTTCCCGAAACTCATATCGGCAAAGGTAGGTTAAAATTAACATCCTTCAGGTATTCAAACTGCTTTGGCACGTCAAAGTATGGGTGCTTATCTTTGTCGTATATCAGTCTGTCCTTACCAGCATTCACCCGAAACAAAGGCGGCACCTGAGTGTTGATTTCGGCACGTTCTGCCCGTGTCAGTTTCGGGCTGACGGGTTCGTCGAATGCCTCCACGATAAAGCATCGGCAGTTCCACCCGTTCAATGGCGTGTAGGTATTCCAAAACGGATCATCAATAGGGTACACCAGCCCGTCCAAGGCGGCGTGTTCCTCGCGCACGTTGGCATCGTTCTGGGTTTGATACATCAACTTCTTTGCCCCGCTCTCTTCCAAGTCGCTCCATTCCCTTGCGGATAGTGACTGGTTTATGGCGGTGTTGTATTCCGTTTCCAAGTGGGTCACGTTATACATATCCCACATTTCATCTGCAGTTTCTTTGAAGTCGGCAAACGGACGGATAAACCCTTCCGGGTCTACTATGGCCGCTTGAATGTCCAATACCTCCTGAAAGGTCTTGGCCGCCGAAAATTCATAGATATTCAGCCGAAGGTCGGACAGCATACGCCAATTAGGTGAGCGCAAAACGAAATCGTCCAGCTTACCGCCGAAGCCCTGGAATAACCCCTTTTCAAGTTTGCTTGTCAGGAAGTTGTATAGCGGCAATGGCAGATTAGTCGGCGTGTAAACACCCGAGTAAATCATGCGTAATAGCTGCTCAATTTCCTGTGAGGTCATCAGGATATATAGCCCGTAATAACGAAAGACAATGGATATTCACCGTTCACCGTGCCAAACCTTGCTGTAACTAAACCGCCGTTCATGGTAACGGGTATGTTATGCGCTCCCGTTCCGTCAATGGCCAAAGCAATGTTATTGCCATCCACGTCGAAAATATCGGCATTGATGCTGAATAAATCCTCATCCGTGGTACGGTTACCGGCGGGGCCGTTAATTGTCCCGCAGATTACGGTAAGTTCTTTTCCCTGGGGAATAATGCGGAATGTTCCGGTGTTACTGATACCAGCGTTAAAGGTCACGATACCGTTTCCGAATCTCTGATGCAGATATACCCAGTTATTCAGCACGATGTCACCAGCTCCCGCCGCTCCCGTGTTAATAGTGTAGCGCGGCAGTTCGTATGTGTTATTACTGCTTCCGTTCTGAAATGTTTTTAGCCCGTCTGAATCAAATATGGAAGTCGTTGCACGGAGAAAGGTTGAAGTACCGTCCCACGTTGCAGAATTATTGCCGATTACATTCACAAATGCGTTAATAGCTTTTATGTAAGCAACCCCGCCCTCGATGCCTGTAGTCAAAATTCCCGCAGGAAACTTACCGCCGCTAAGAAATACCGCCCCGTCAGTCGGGCAGATATTATTAAGGTAGTCGCGCATCGGGTAAGACAGTTCGTCCTGCAATACCCTAACGTCATCAAGTACCAACGGAAACCCGCCGTTTATGTCCGTTTTTAACCTTGTAAAACTCATATCAATACCTCTTTATTAAATAATTATTATAGCCTGCCAGTCTGAATGTATTTACCCGCCCTTTGAGCGTGATATTGTCCTGTGTGCCGTTTACCTCATACGTGCCGCCTAATGAAGTCGGAACCCAAACCGTAAAGGATGGGAATGTACCTTGCTCGGATAGGTTGTAAAAGTATTCGGGAGCCGCCGCTTCGGCATCGTTATACAGATAAATCGGCGGGTTGTTCTCGGCTTTGTTGTACACGTACCTCAGCGCGTTGTTTGCCGTAGTTTCAATGTAGATTATATCCGCATTGCTTATCTGCTGATTGCGGATATTCGGGTCATACGGTGAAGGGTTGTAATACTCGGCATTCAGGTATCTTTCCAAGTGTACCGTCATGCCGTCATAGGATAGGAATTTCTCCATCCTCGCCCGCCAAAACCTCACCACATTTACGTTTAAACTATCCAATGGCTTCAATAGCGAAAATAACCATTTTGTCATGGTGCTATTCCGCATGAACCACGGTGTAAAATATTGAATCAGCTTGGAAAAGTCGATATTATACATTCGGCGCAAAAGTTAATGTCAGAATGTTTGTAGCCAAATGCCCGGCGTTCGATTGGTATTCCTGCCCAGTCAGTGCCAGCACGTTCGTGTACGGCAATGCCCCATAGGTAGCCTGCAATACCGAGAGCGTGAAATTCTGCACTCCCGTAGCAGCCTGAATGGCATCCACCAAGTCAATCGCACGTAGCACCCCGTTAAAGTTCACCGTACCGAGGTCGCGCAAAAAGGCATCAATGGCATCATTCACCGGGAAAACCGTGTTATCAGTTACCAATGCGCCGTTTGAATCCAATATAAGCGGGTCGTAAAACACCGTTCCGGTAATGTTCACCGTATCGGCGGCTGCTGAAATGATGGCCACGTTGGTACCGGCATAGCGGCGTAGGTTGATGTACTGCGTAAACTGAGCCAGCTCGGCCGCGGTCAATGCGGCGGCAGTTACCGTGGATAGCTTGGCCACCTTTAAAGTAACCTGATTGTTAGCCTCAATGGCGGCGGCAAACTGCACCACCCTGTTAGCCTCATTTACGGGCTGATATTCGTAACGCTTCAGCACGCCATTCCACACCAACTCGTCACCCTGCTGCCATTCTGTAGATATATCCCGATACCAGCGGAGCGTACCCGGAATGATGTCGATTGCCCTCTGCTCAAGTTCGGCCGTCTGTACATCAATAAGTTTTTCATGCGTCCAGATGGCCAGCGCGGTGATGTATGCCCACAAACGCCACACGCCCACCTTGCTGGTGGTCTGCAACTCGGCCAATAACGTCTGCAAAGAATTGATATTCGGCTGCAGGGCATTCAGCTGAGTGTAGTTCTGCTTCTCGTTAATTATTTCGGCATATATCTCATTCAGACTTCGCGCTGCCATAGTATTGTTTTAATCGGTTTAACGGGCTGCCCGGTATCGGAACCACCCGCGTGTTTACTTTAATGCCAACAAACTCCTCGATATATTCCGGGTCAAAGTCGAAGTAAGGTGCCAGCTTGCTGATGGCATCAATCTTCTCAGTCTGGGTCATGTCCTTTTCCGACCAGATAAATTCAAACACGGGAGCCGTGCTGATAATCCGGTGCCGTTGCATCATTGGTATTAACTTCAGGTTTACCGCATCCTCAACCTTGCGGTAATACATTTCCATAATCGCCAGCTTGGTGTTTTCATGCACCTCGGCCTGTGAGCGGCTGCTCCCGTCCTCCGTGGTCATGGTCTGCCCCAGGAATAACTTGCTGATTTCTTTGTTGGTGTTGTTTACAAGGGTTTCAAACACCTGACTGCCCCCGTTCGCTCCGCCGCCCTCGATAAATTCCACGGTGTCCTCGTTATCAAACACGCCCCACGCGGCCGCGCCCATATCCCTGAGCATCGCGGTCATGTTATCCCTGCGCGAAGTGTCGCGAATATCGGTCTTACCCACGCGCAAAGGCATTGAAAAAATCTGCTGGTATTCTGCCCAATAGTTATATGCCTGTTTCTTATAAATCCATAACGGAGCCGCCTTGTTGAATAACCCGAAGCCGTAGCAGTCGAACCACAATGTCCACTCATTATACGGGGCTTCCATGAAAGGAATACCACCCTCACGCCCATAACCGTATAAGTCGCGTTTCACCACCTTATACTCGGGTACGATATATCGGCGGTCTATTGACTTAATGTATTCAAACCCGGTCGGTGTGCTGCTACCGAACTCGATTAGGGTATAGCCGTAAAACTCGGCCTCCAAAACGTACTTAATAAAGTCCTGGAACCACGGGTGCTTAATCACCTTGGTGGCCGCCTCGTCCGTTTCCCCGTCAATGGCCATGCGGAAGTCAGAACCCTGTATCTCGGCCACGATCTGATTAACCACGGCTGATATGTGGGCATCAAACTCCAACTCCATAAAGAGTTCCTGCATGAGCCGCCTGTCGTAGTTATAGACATTCTCGGCATCATAGATGGCACGCCGCCATCTGTCAATATCCTGAGCCGCACGAAGGTGTGAGCGGTCTACGGGCTTAATCTTTGCCGCCTCGGGCTTAACCCGGTTGCTTGCCCTTGTTATGTCAAGTCCAAATAGTTTCATTAATAATACTGATTTTTACGCGTTATGGCGTTGCCGTACACGATATTGTTACCCTGCTCGGGGATGATTATAGGTAGGTTTGGCGTTACCGTTCCCCTGCTTATATCCCTCAGCCACCCGATTGCCTCGTCACGCCGCGCTATCCGAAACTCGGGAATGTTACGCGGGTTTATGCGGGAATGCAGGTGATACAGGGTAAGGTCAATCATGCGCATGACGATGTGCTGACTGCGGCTGTCACCCGCAAACCAATAGGGCGAAGTCTTGGGTATTTCACCAGCGAGTGCCGTGATGGACTGCCATGCCGTACCGCCGTTGGGTGCCTGCGGATTCAGGTTGGTATTAAGCAACGTGGCAATGTAGAATGAGTAATCAATGCGGACGATCTGACCGGGTGAATAGGTAACCGTTTCGCTCCACTTAGGTGCGCTCAGTTGATAATGTCCCGAGTTGCCCAAGTCCGTCCATTGAACGGGGTTAAATGCACCGGGAGAATTGCCTGCTATCGACCGCCATACCTTCCCGCCCTGCTTTACCATGTTTCCCGTGGTGTAGGTCTTTGTTATTGAGTACGGATCGGCATCCAAAAATATGCGGTCAAAGAATGAAAAACTTTGACTTGTGGTGTAGTTAAGTAACGGGCTGAATATCTTGGCCGTGTCGAAGCGGTTGGCAAGGTACGATTCGATTTCCGACTGGCTGGCCGCCTCGGCTGACCTCTGTATGTTGCAGTCATCACCAATGACGGTGTCCAACTTTTCCTGTTGGATAAGCATGGCATAATCGGATTCTCTCAGGAAGTACATAGGGCAAAGGTACGGGAACGGGTTTGAGGTTTGCAAATTTGTGGGGTATCAAAAACACAAAACCCCCCGAGCGGGAGGTTCTGCGCAACTAAAACCAAACCTTAAATCATGAAGAGAATACAAAGGTATCAAAACTTCACGCCGCTTCGCGCACCCGTGAACGAATACTTTTCAACATCCCCTTTTTGGAAACGCTCAAACTCGGTATTGAATGCGTAGGTAATCAGGTAGCGGAACGCATCGGAGCAATGGCCGAACCGCTCGTAACTGATGCCCGTTTCCGCATCTTTGGTACGTTCTTTCAGTATGCCCCCGTCTGCTGATTCCTTTAGGTATAGGAAGTCATCAATGAGTATGCGGCATCTGTCGTTCACCTTTACGCGTATGCCCCCGTTTTCGCTCCCGAATACCTCGTTTATCCATTGCCCGTTTATGGCCAGCCCCGGTGCCTTGCGTAGTACACGCATCTGGGGTCGGTATTCAGCCAGTTCCATTTCTATAATCCTGAAGTCGTTATGGCCCGATTCGGAGCGTGTGCCCTCACTCTTGCCGCTGGGGTCACCGTAGATGAATAACCCAGCATTGTGGTTTCGGTATTTGGCTTTGAAGTCGTAACAACTGCCCTTAGTATTGTTTCTGGGCGATACGCTCCTTTGTTCATCAATTACCCGTATTTCGCTCCCGGTTATCTGGGCGGCTATCCAATGCATACCGGGATGGGCATTGAAGTCAAAGGAAAGGTGAATCGGAAGGTCGGGGTCGTACTCTACCGGGTACACGTGTGCGGACCGGGTGAAGTTCTTAAAGTATTCCGCACCTGACTGAGCCAGCCCCCACTCGCCCAGGGTGTATATGCGGTATAGGTTCTCGCGGTTGCGAATGGTAACTTCAAGCTGGTGGATATAGTCGGGGTCGAGGTACTTGTTATCCTTGTATGTGGTTTTCAGGGTGGTTACATTCGGGTCGCTTTGGTCGAAAAACCGTTTTTTCAGCCAATGGTTTACATCAATGGGGTTAAAGGTTATGATGAATTGCTTGTAACTTACCGTTTCACCCCTTACCCTCAGTTCCAACTGGTTAAAGTCGGACTCTGTCAGTTCGGTTGCCTCTTCCACCCACACGCTGCTGATCCCTGCAATGGATTTAATTTTCTCGGGGTCATCCAGTCCCGCCATCACGATTTCGCTCCCGTTCGGGAAGGTGATGCGCCGCTCTGTTTTGTTCACTTCGCACACTTGTTTCAGGTCGTACTCAGAAAGTAAGTCGTTAAATAACTGAAAAACTGATCCGCGTAACGTGGTGGCTACCTTGCGTATAATCAGGATGCGGTGGCCTGACTCCCCAAAACAGCGCAGGATTATCTTTTGGGCCGCGAATACGGACTTACCGCTGCCGCTCCCGCCCATCAGTATCATGTAGCGCGACTGGTCAGCGATTAAGGGCTTGTAAACGGGGTTGGTCTTAATAGTGGCATTGACACTACTCGACATTGATATTTATGCTTAGTTTATCCCCGCCGCTGGTAAGGTCGATTTTATCCCCGTATGTTTTGGGCTTCATCTTACCAAGCTGCCATTTGTAGGTGTCAATTTTTAAACGCTGCATCTGCACCCATCCCGAATCCACTTTGCCGTCAGGGGCAGTTCGCGGTTCCTCATTCGATAATGATTCCAAGTCCTCAAAGATGATGTCAGCCCTGATGTCGCGCGCGCGGGCGTACTGCTCCGCAAGTTCGGGGTTATTATTCACCCAGTTTAAGAACACACCCATTGAACACGGCTCGTTAAACTCAGTCGCTTTTCTCAGGCTCATTCCAGATGCGATGCGTTCAAGTACTATTTTGGCTTTGTCGGCTTTCATTCCCCGTCTATTTCTTTAAGTTTTTTTTGCGCCCATTCAATGCCCTCAGTCCCGCCCCAGGCATCCCACATCAGACCGCCGCATCCGTCCTCATAAGGCACGTCCTTATTTTGCCGATGCCTGTCGAACGCTGCCATGCGGCCTATGGTTTCGCGGCTTATCGGTTCCCGTTTGGCGAGTTGGTTTGCCCGTGTCCACCCCACCGCCGTTCCGCATCCTTTCGGGTTGCCGCTTTCATCCCGATACTTTAACGCACGTTTGGCATTAGCAGTTGCAGCCTGCGGGTAATCGGTATAGGTTTGATTGACGGCACCCATCACGGCGTTGTGCTGGCAGACCGCGTAGCGTTGTTCCTCATCCGGAAACTCGCTGCGCATGGTACGGTCATTCATGCACCGCTGCATGAAATCCACCTTTGTTTCGGATGGGTTACGTTTTGGCAGGGGCATCGTTAAGGCATTTAGCTACAAGTGATTTTTCGTAATCGTTACGGCATACGGTAGCCCATGAGTAGCCGATTTTACACCCGTGCATAATCGCCACAAGTGTTGGTATATACCCGTAGGTGTAGTGATACGTTTCGATCCAATATAGTACGTCAGCGTGTTTCATGCTTTCGGTTTCCATTCGCTTACAACTATGTAGTGCGTTTCGCCTTTTTCGGAAGGTTCACGCCGTTCTTTGATTTCAAAGTTAAAGTACCCTTTTTCGTTGGTGTGTTCTTTAATTTGAGCTATAAAGTCTTCTGATAAGCCAGTAAACTGAGTGCCAAATTGTTTTTTCTTTAAACTGATTTTGTTAATGTAAGTTGCCATATTGTTGCAAATTTAAGTGATTTATTTCACATTTGTGTTTCAACTATTACTAATATCTCATTCATCATAATATCGTATTCAACTACTTTTACGATGGCCATGTGTTCATTGTCATTCATGGCAAACTCTTTAAACAAATCGCCTAAATAAATTCTATGACCTATGTTAGGGACAAATGGCATTTTAATTTTTCTGGTTTCGCAGGTTTCCAGATGATATAAGTTTATGTCAAACATTTTCTAAGTGTTTTAAAATTAACTTGGCGTATTCCCGTCCGATGTGGCAAAATTCCACCAGTTCATCCTCCGTAGGTACATCCAGCCCCAGCCAGATGCACTCCGTGATAAACTCCGCTACCTCGGAATGGGTGAACGGTTCATTATAGTTGGTCATATTCCTCTATTGCTTTGAAAATTTGATAAACAACTTGCGGGACTATGGCGTTTCCTGCGGCTTTGATTGATTCGTTTCTCCATTTAGAAAAGGTAATTCCGTCCAATTCGGTGGGAAGCCCATCATCTCCGCCACAAATTGGGGATTGAGTTGGGAACCCGTCCCACCCGCCACTCTGATAGCCAATTCCTGTACTTTGTGTTGTTGCGATGGACTGTTCTCCTTTTGCTTTGCATCCTGGCAAGTAGGTGTCGGGAGCATCCCCATACTCATTGCCCGTGTCAGCGTTACCGAGTGCATTGAACCCTCCTTGACTTGGCTGCTCTTCATCGTTGCCGTTGCGTTGGTTGAGTCCATTGCGGTGGGGGTGGGTAACATTTGCAACCTTGCCATTTGTTTCAATGGCATTTGTAGATTCACTCCCTTGTCCGCCCATTTCTGTTTGTCCTCCTCCCATTTCTCCGGTGTTCTTGCGCTGTTGTAATCGAACGCCGTTGGGGTTGGTAACATCCCGTGGAACTGCAAATGGTCTATTATTGAGTTCGGTCTTGCTTCCCCGTTCGCTCTGCTGAACATTGATGTTGCTCCGGCTTCTTTTAATGCTTCTACTCTCTCCGGATGTTCCCGTTGTATTGCGGTTGGCGTAGGCAACAAACCAAACCCTATCTCTTCTGTGGGGAGCGTTGACGGAAACAGCTGGAAGTACATACGGTTGTACTTCGTACCCTTCAGCTTCCAAGTCAGCCTGCACCTCCTCGAATACCAACCCTCCATTCCAATTAACAAGGCCGAGAACGTTTTCGCCCACAACCCAACGCGGCTGAATTTCCCGTATTGCTCTAAGCATTTCTGGCCACAAATGGCGTTCATCATCTTTTCCGAGTCGTTTTCCTGCCATTGAGTAGGGCTGACATGGAAAACCTCCCGTGAGGATGTCAATGTTTCCTCGGTGAATAGTAAAGTCTGTTTTTGTGATGTCATGATATGATATTGCTTTAGGCCAATAATGTTTAAGGACTTTCTGCCCAAACGGATTCCACTCGCAATGAAAGATATTATCCCATCCCATCCATTCGGCTGCCAAGTCAAAGCCCCCAATCCCGGAAAATAGACTACCGTGTTTCATTATCCAGTTGTCGTGCATACTCCCTGACCTTTTCACGATTAGAATACTTGCCATATACCTGATAGCCCCGTTTCTCCCCGTTGCCCCGTTGCCGTCCGATTTTACGCTTGAACAAAGAACGCGGGTAAACATTACCCTCGATGCTCACTCCCGTGGCCGTTTCATGACCGAAATAAACTTTGCCTTTATCAAGGTAACCCGTCAGCGTGTCTATGGCGATGTATTGTTTCATTCGTTTCAATTTAGCGGTCAGGCAGGGTAATCAGCCACTACCTGACCTTGTGCCCGTCTTTCCGGGCTGTCATCAGTTGTGCATCCGTTCTCAGGTTGCAGACATCACTGAAAGTTTTGGCAAAGATACTATAATTATATAATTGAAAGTATTTTTTGTTGAAAATCTGCGAATGACCGCACGATATGGTACTGAAATCCATGCTCAGTTACCTTGGCCTGCCATGCCTTTTGGTCTGGTGATTGGATGCCAGTTTCCGTTTTAAACTCAAAAAAATATGCGGTTCTTTTGGCATACAGGGTCATGTCGGCCCTGCCCTTTTGCAGACCCATGGCCTTGTTTCGGTTGCCGTCTATTTTGTTTTTTGAGTTGCTGAGGTTATAGCATAATAAACCACGGTATGCTGGGTAGTTGTTATGGAACCATACATAGCAATCAGCCTGCAATCTTGACTCTGTAATCATTATACTTTGAATTATGTATTTCCATTTTTTGCCTGTAAACCCATCCCGATTCGTATTTGCAAAGTTGGGCATATTTTTCAATTGCGCCAATTCCTCGTGAGCGGACGATGCGCCAGATGTAACTGGCCTTGTAAACTTTCTTATCCTGAAGTGCTTTAAGTTCGGCCAGATTTAAGTCACCCACCCGAAGCCCGTTCAGGTGCATGATGTCTGCAACCTGAACCATAGTACCCTGCAATAGAGGTTTTTCCTTACGCGGCCAGATGTACCCGCATTCGCATGATGCAGCCGATGCTGATACCATCATTCCGCAGGCGGGGCATTCTTTGACCGGGGCGATGTCGGTTCCTTTTTTCTTTTTTTTCGGCGGGTCAAGTGTCCAGTTGCGCGGCTCATGCCATAAACCGTGGCGGTTAAAGTTAAGACCGAAATCCAAAACCGTGAAATGTGTTTTGCCCGGATGCTTACGGCTCCCCCTTCCGCAGCATTGCAGCCACAACGGGAGCGATGTCGTGGCCCTGTTCATGATTATTGTTTCCACACGCGGGCAATCCCATCCGGTAGTCAGAATGCCGCAGTTATTCAGCACGGGAAACAATCCCTGCTCAAAGGCCGAAAGTATGCGATCCCGTTCCTGTTTCGGCGTAAAAGAAGTTATGCACTCCGATTCAATACCGGCTTTGCGAAATTCTCTGGTCATGTTTACCGCGTGTTCAATGTTGCAGTTGAAAACAACCGTGGATCCGTGACCCTTTTCGCGGTATTCGGTAATCACTCCCTCAAACAGCCGCGAGTTGTTGTAGTGTTTGTACTGACTTTCCTCTGTGAAATCCCCGTTACGGCCAAGCTGAAGGTCGCTCAAATCGTCCTGCATCTGATATCCTTTGCACGGGGATAGGTAATCGTCTGCAATCAGTTCGGGAATGTCAATAGGCTGCACGATGTTCGTGTATAGCTTATGGAAGTGCTTACCTATCGGCGTGGCTGTTATTCCCAAAACTTTTGCAAACGGGAAGGCTTCAATTACCTTGGTGAAGTTGGCCTTGTGGCATTCATCTGCAATAATCAAATCCAATGTTGTAACCTCACCGCGTTTCATCTTATTTGCAAAGGTTTCCACCATGGCCACGTTAGGCTGCTTTACGCCTGCCTTCGCTATCGCGGCAAATGTCTGCTTAAAAAGTTCGATGCGGTCTGTCAGTACCAATGTTTCGGTTCCTCGCTCGGATGCCAGCCGCACTATTTCGGAAAACGTGGCGGTTTTTCCCGCTCCGGTAGGCATAACCAGCACCTGCCTGATATGGCCCTGAGCAAATCCTTCGCGCAGTTTTCGCACCGCTTCAATTTGGTATGGTCTTAACTGTATCATTTTTTTTTTTTTTTTGGGGGTCTGGTTAACGGGGTTAACAAGGGGTTAACAACAGGGGTGTTAACCTTTCAGCCTTACTGCCGCAATGGATTAAACGGGTTAACAGGTTTTGTCTTATTATTATAGAATATATTATATTATACACACACACACACACACACACACACACACACATATAGAATTTTTCATCTATGGTTGTAGCCGTGTAAACCCTGTTAAACCCCTGCAATTTGTCGCTTAAGTGTTTCATAATCAACTTGTTTAGGGTTAACGGCATCTGTTAACCTTACGACCCGGTAATAACGGCTCATAACCCCGTTTCGCTTTCCGTGTAAACTATTTCCCAAAACATTTTTTAGTTCAATGCCGAATCGGGTCATGTTACGAATCTGCTGACGGGTGTAATTTTCGATTTCCGTTTTGATTTCCGTGGCCGTAAGTTTGACCGCCATGTGTTCAGTAGTGTAATCCGGTTTCGCGAAAAACTGACTTATCAATTCGCGCTCAAAAGGTATCACTTCAAACTGCTGGCTGATTTCCTGAAGGGCATCCAGTTCGACCCGGGTAAGTTGCCATTCCTCACCTGACTGATATGCCCGCCATAACTCCATAAAAAGTTCGTCTTTATTTACTGAGTTGTAAAGGTCGTGGTCAATTTTCTTTACCGTTACGGGAAGGATGCGCGTGTTACCCGTGGAGTCGTTAATTATATTCGGGTCGTTAGCGGTGCCGCACATTACGGCCAGACGCTTGTAATCTTCGTTATGCCTTGCGTAAGGGGCGCGCAGGGAAAAAATGGATTTCGATGTCAGTTCCTTAAACCTCTTTTCATCCTGCTTACTTTTGCCGCCCATTTCGTCATCCATAACAATAAGCCGCTGGCACATCAGGATTTCATCGTCTTTGCCCGCATCCATCTTACTTTCGGCATAATAGCGTTTCAGCGCATCTGGTAGTAACCGCCGGAACCATTCCGTTTTTCCGCTGTTCTGCCCACCGCATAGTGCCAATACCGAGCGGACAGGGTGGCCGTCCATGGCGGCAAACCAACTGAGCATCCATTTGCGGATAAACATGGCGGCCATGGGTGTGTCCGTACTTATGGTAGCAATTATTTTGTCAATGTTTCCGCTGCCCTTACGGTGTTGGTTCATATTGATATAATCGTCAAACGGGTTAAAGTCCTTAATCATTTCAGAATAAAGGATGCGCTCAAATATATCCATCGGAATTTTAGCGTGTTCAAAAAAAGTTTGGGCTTTTAAGTAAATGGTATTCATGCGCTCGGCCCTTATTTCGGTTCCGCTTTCCTCAAGTCTGCCCGTTATGGCATTACGCCGTATGCGGTGATTCATTTCAATAAACTCGGCCAGACTTGTAATTATATTCCCGCCTCCTCCTTTGGCCAGACTGGAAACATCAATGTCATTCCTGTTGTATATCTGATTCACTAATTCAGATGCCTCGTTCGGGTCAAGTCCGTTAATCGTGGTCAGCGATTCAATAACGGATTCTTTTTGCCGCCCCGACTTTTTACCCACCGCGGCCACGGTCATCAATTCCTTTTTGCGTGAGTAGTCAATGGTTATTCCCGCGTTTTTCACCATGTACCAAAAAGTTCCTACCGTTATGCTGCCGCCTCCTTTTGCCCTTTTTAAACTGATATCAAACTGCTTATCGGCCTGATTCGTGCGATACTTCGGGGACATACTGCATAAGGTATGGAAGTACCCGCGCCCCTGTTCACCGTAACCTTCAGCAAGTGCAAACCCAAGGTTCCGGTAATCCTCATAGCTTTCGGCTATACTCAGGCCTTTATCCATTATTTCCTGAACCACCCGGTCAAGTTCCTGCGAAGTGCCGATGTATGGCATGGATTTCGGTTTTATCGGTTTGTCCGATTTTGCCTTGCTTTTTATTGCCTTGTCATTAATAAACAAATCGGGGTCAAATGATACGAAACGAAGGGATGCTGGGTTTTTTGGTGCATCGTCTGCGGTCAATCCGTACTGCATAAAGTAGTATTCGGACAGCCAGCGGTAACTTTCTTTATGCTTTTCCGGGTTAACCTTCACAATAATCGCCGCCCCGTTTCCTGATGCCGACCTGAAAAACGCGAAGGTGTACGGGTCATTTTTGAGTTGCTCAGCTTCAAGTGCCTGATTATCGATGTCAATGCAGATGTAACCGGAATGGGTAATCAGATTCGCCTCTTTGCGCTCGCCATCGGGGAATGTACCGGAAACGGTTACTCCGAGAAGCTGCCTTTTTGCGGTATCACGTTTTGCTTTATCCTCAATAGCCCTGACCTTTTCCACTTCAGTACGCCATGTACCGTACTTAATTCGGTTTAAAAATTCATCAAGGGATATATCCTCAACCTTGTTAGCGTAGCCACGCCATAGTGATATTGTACTCATAATTCATCAATAAAAAACGCTCTCAAACTTTGGGGCATCCACTCCCCGCCATCTGAAAGCGTGTAATAATTTCTTCACATTGAAGCCTAAAGTGGATGTCAACTTCATAACAAAAATAAAACTTTTTTCAATTCATTAACCCGATGTTTAAAAATAAACCCCCGCCCGAAGGCAGGGGCTTACACGCACCGGACTTAAATTCCCGTCATTACTTTACCGATTACTTCGTCCGCATACCTGCGGAATTTCAAATCGTACTGATATAGCGAATCAAACTGCTTCAGGCCGTGTATCACCGTAGCGTGGGTGCGCTTAACGTGCCTCCCGATTTCACCAAGTCTGGCATGGCTGTGTTTATCTGCAAGGTGGAAAAAGATAAACCGAGTTTCCGTATATCGGCGGTCACGCTTTTGGTTGGTGATGTCCAATCCGGTAGCCGCTTCGATTGCTTCTTTTAATTTAATCGGCTGCCAGGAGCGTTCCTTTTCCCTCGGCACGAATGGTTTGATTTCAAAGGTTGCTGAGTTCATAATTGTTTGATTTAAGTTCATCATAGTATTCATTCCCTTTGACATCGCCGCCTTTGTCCACGTGTTTAACTTTGGCGATAATCACATCCTGACCGTCATGCCACCCGTTTGAGTAGGCTTCCACGGTCTGTTCACGTTCCCACATCTTTGCTTTCTGAAACAGGGTAAAGAGTTCGATGCGGTGTTCATCTTTAACCAGCTTTTCAACTTCACTTTCTAACCAATGTAAGGTAGTCATTTTGCACCCCCTTTCCGTGAGAAAAACACCGTTTCTTTACCCGCCTTGTACTCGGCTGGCATGATTACTTCGCCGTCCTCGGAAACCATGCGGCGGCCTTTTTCGTATTCCTTGTATGCGGACTTGGCAGCTTCTTCGATATCCTTCATCTGCTCCTTTGCCCGGTTCCAGTCGGGGTTGTTTGAAAAGTCCCAGCGGCCTGCGGACGGACGGACTTCAATGCCCCATCCCTGCCATGTCTGCCCGTGATACTTACGCGCCTCGGCGATTACGCCCGGCTCGATTTCGGATTTGGCTTTGACTACCATAGCCTCGATGTCTTTGAGCAACCCCCAAACTTCGAGGGGATTGCTTTCGCCGTCAATTACTGATTGCACGGCTTCTGCGATAATGCGATTGATTTGCTCCATAATTACTTTGTTTTTGCGGCTTCAAGCTGCTCCCTGAATGCCCGTTTGATTCTGAATGATTGTGAAAGGGAAGGTAGCAGGTCTTCCCCGTTTTTAACGCGTTCCAATGCTTTGGCAAACTGCTGATCCGTAAGCCACGGAAGTTCCGCATCGGGTGCTTTCGGTGTAGCCGGTGCGCTTGCCGTATTCCCGTCATCATCTTCTGCCCCGATATTGCAGATGCTTTGCAGGCCGTACCTACGTGCGTAGGTTATGCCGCTGCCCTGCGCCTGGGCATTGTCCTTTTCTTTGTAAAGAATTTCAGTAAGCCCTGCCAGCCATTGTCCGCTTTCGTGGATTAGGATAGTCTTTACAAAGTTCTTACCTTCGCAGGTTACGGTAGGCTGAATCACCGCGATGCCGTGCTTAGATAGGACGGGAATAACCGCCTCACGTACCGCGTTAATATCGGCATACTTTGATTTAAAGAACGGGTTACTGCTGCCCTTTACGGCGTTGCCCATTTCGGACTGCGCGGCTACCAATGCCGCCGCCAGTTTTTCGATGTTTTCTGATTGTATCATGATTTATATTGTTTACTTTGACGTTCTTCAAGTTCCGATAATGTATCGGCAACTTTTTCAAGATTGGCAATGGCCTGGCACAATTCGTTGTACTCGCTGACCATTATATCCCTGTTTACTTCCATATCATCACCTAATGTATTCAGGCGGTCAAGGATGCCATTCACTTCGGACTGCCATGCGTGTATGTCGCTGCGTGTCATATTCTGCCCTCCATGATATAGGTTAGTATGCCCATCATTACCGCCATAATCATGGCAATGGTCAGCAGGGGTGAAAGGTCAATCTGGTCTTCCAGTTCCTGTTCGATAATCAGGTCAGGCTCTTTGAGTTCAATCACCTCGCCATACTTAAATGCGCAGGATTGTTCGATTAAAGGCACATCACCGATGAAGTGCCACTTTTGATTGTGGAGTTCGGCTACCTGCCGCCCTTCCCAGATGAGGATTTTTCTGTTCATGATTAAAAAATTAGTTGAGCAAATGTAAATAACTTTTGAACACTAAAAGTAGTGTTTAACATTTTTTAACAAATTATATATTTAGATTGCTTACCTTTGTGGCGTATGATAAGTCATTCACTAACCATAATTATATAAGATAAGGAATGATAAGTCATTCAGGTAACGTTTTGCAGATAAGCGAAGGCACAAATAGCGTTGGCATTGTGCGGTGGGATTTGGGCTTTTGCTTATGTGCTGTTAGCAGTAGGTTTTATCACGAATTATTAACTTAAAAACAAATATACAAATGACACAAGAACAACACGATTACGAAATGGGATGTGCAGGACAAGCACAAGCAGAGTATGAAGCACAAATGGCTTACTATGAATATTTAGATGGTTTGATAGCTGATAAACAATATCAGTTACACGCTGTCGAAATAGCGTTAGATATGCTTAATTCAAAAGAGTTTGCCAATAGTGATATGTCGCCTAAAGATTGGTTAGATGCAGAAAGAAAACGTCTGGCAGTCAAAAGTTTAAATGATAGCACGAAGTCTGTTTAAACTTACTGCTAACACCAAGCTAATCGCCGTTTCAATGGCGTGTTAGCGGCTGTTATCCGCCCGTTTCAATGGGCGAAACCTAATTAGCCACCCGGCCCGTAATTCATGCACGTTTCTCAGGTTGTACCCGTACCCGATGTATGCACCGCCCCGTGTGGTGAGTGAGGCGAAAGGCCCGCCACCGAGAGGGAACGTACCGAAAGCCCCCAGGTAAAGTTTAACCACCGCCTCCTTACGCGGTGGCTGAATCACCGTAACCTCGTTTATTATCTGCGTAGGCCGCCTGTTCTGCAACGCGACTCCACGCACCTGAATGTCGTTAAAATATATTGAATCCCAAACCGCCACAAACATGGAAGTGTCGTTCACCAAAGTATCGGCAAAGTATTTCGCGGTGTAGTAATCCCTCAGGATATATGCCGTATCAACTTCCTCGGTCACGTACTGAATCGAATCGCGCCAACGTATCACGGGCTTGTACCGTTCACGAATCACCACTTCGGTATCATGCGCCCAGACGGTATCACGTTTGATTGTTACGGATGGTTTTTCCCTGCCCCCGCATCCGTCCGAAAGTAATATCAACAACAGGATAACTGCCAGAACCGACGCAGTTATCTGCCAAACTCTTATATTATTCAGCGACATACCACATCATTTGCTCATAACCTTTACCCCACCACCATGCCGCCTTATACCGCCAATTCGTTCTGCCAGCCTGCGACTGCAAGGGAGTGGTTACCATACCCGCTACCCTTAATGCGCTCCCGTGTTCACCCTCCGGAACGACTGCCACGATATGCCCTGACTGCGACTTATTCAACTTGGCCGCTACACCGATCACGCACTTGCCTTCGTTAGCCTGATCCTGGGCTTCGTTTGCCGATACTGACCGCCAACCGAAGTCACGGCCATAGATAAGAAACCACTGGTAAAGCATATTAGCGTTTAACTCGGTAACTGACTGCCCGTATGCCGCCGCCACTTCGTTACCCTGTTTCATGCTGGATATGGCCGAAGTAGTCCACCACACACGAGGAAGGTATGCACCCATCAATGTCGCGTAATCGTAGGCGTATATGTTGCAGAACGTGGCCGATGCCGTAGGCTTGTAACGGGCTGACCGCTCCACCTGGAGAAACTCAATCACATCCTCAGCCTTGCGGCTTGTTGGCATCCCCGTTTCATTAAGTCTGTGCGCCCGTTGGAAGTTTGCCCGTGTTACGGGCCTTGCGCTGGTAAGGTGTACTGCTTTCATTTTTTAAAGATTTGCCAATGGTCTATTAAGTTAGTATTATTCTTCAGCCATCCCACTACCGTAACAAACGATACCGCGATACCGCCCATCCACACACACAACTGAACAAGCTGCATAACCACGGGCGGGATGTCAATCATAAAGCCGATAAGGTAACCAATTGCAATGTGAATGCCGCTTATCGCTCCCCCGATTATGGGGTGGTGACCGAGTGTTATTACCATGTCTTTCATTTCAGGAAGTCAAATTTACGTTTGAGCCATCCGATTACAAGGTCAGGGCAGAAGCCTACGGCAACGGCAAAAAAGTCTTCATACTCGGCAAGGTCTAACTCCATAATATGGTACATCTGAATCAGGATTATGGAAGTGGCCGCCGAAATCAGGAGCCTGTCCCAGTTATCCTCGAAAAAAAACCAAAGGGAAAACTTCTTCGGTGTCCGTTTACTGGCCTTATTGCGCTGCGAAATATCAACAATGCAGGACAAAAGAAAACCGAGCGCGGTCAGCGTGTAATAGGTGTTCATGACTATGTATTGAATGATGCTATTTGTGCGCCCGTACTTTCAACTGATGCGGGGTTAGTTGGTATTGCGGCCACCCTTGCTCCCATACTTCCGGGTGTTGCTGATGATGTCAGGTAATCCCAAAAGTCCGCAGGGGTTAATGCAGCCGTACCTACCGTGTTGTCTGTGGGTACTCCGCTTCGTACATCGGAAGGGGAAGGTACTGCCAAAGTTCCTGTCAATGCTCCTGATATGCCATACACCGTACCTTGTCGCACGTCTGACTGAGCAGGTGCACCGCCTACGCTATCGTCTGTGTAGAGGGTTTTATTCGTTAATGGCACATTGGTATTAAATTGCCAGTATGTGGGGCTTGTCGATACCAATGTCATATTAGTGGCAAGCACAGCCATTTTATTGCTTACATTAAAAAACGGGCCGGAAAGATTATTGGTTGCGGTTGCATTTGTTGAACTTAATCCGTTTGCCCCCGAAGATGCGTGAAGTTCACCGATTTGATTAACAGTTCCTGCGGAGTTTTGGAAAATGCCAACCCCTAAATTTGCAAATACATTTCCCGTAATGTTAATTACACCATTACCAGCATTTTGTACTGCATAAGAAACCGAACCTGTACCTGCAATATAATTACCTGTTAAAATAATTGTTCCCGATGATGAATTTCTCATAAACTGACCAGCACCATTATTTTCACCACTTCCTATTATTGTAACTACGTTAGAAGTTCCCGTATTATTAACCAGACCTCCTGCAGTTCCATTCAGTCTGAAATATCCTGATGCAATTGTAAATGATACATTCCCATTAGGACTAATTAACACACTATTTCCCCCAATGCATTCAAATGAAATAGCTGCTACCGTTCCTGCATTAAAAATAAAACCACCACCTGCTGATATATTTGTTCCTGCTACATTTCTTAATGAATTAACAGATATGTTTACATTTACGGTTACGGTAAAGTTGTTACTCCATACATCATCTGATATCCCTGGCAATACCGTTGATGCAACAAAACTACCCGTACTATCATCCTGCCATGTGGCTAATGCACTCCAGTTTCCATTTGCAACCGCTCTGTAATTAGCCATTACTCACCCACCTTTCTTTGTGAACCCTCAACAAATTGCAAGGCCAAGTCAAAGCACTCCTGCATGGTCAGCCCCGTTTTAACTTCTGATTTCACGGTTACTTGCTGACCATCTTCATCCACATACCAAGAACGCATAACAAGTGCGTTTAATCCGCCACCTGTGCTATTCTGAACGATTGAATACTGAATTTTCATATTATGTATAAATTAGTGAATATCTGTTTGTCCATGCACCCGTTGCGTGTAATACCGTAACACCGCCCCCTGCCAAGTATTGCACCCTTGTGATTGTCCACGTAGGTGAACTCTCGGCCGTGCCGTAAGGCGCGAAACCGCCATACCAATACGGGCTGTTCCAATCCTCCCTGCGGATATTACCAGCCTGCACCAATAACCCGGCAGGTATCGGGAATAAAGTCCGCACGGGATTAGCCCCGCCGAAAAGGAAATCATAGGTAGGGTTACTCCCCCCTGCGACCCTGTTGCCGTAGAACTTCAGCACAAGCCTGTCGGTTGCAGTGAATACGCCGTTGTTGAGTAGCAAAGATGCATCGAACTGCGTATATGCCAAACTGCTGATTGGAGGTGTAAGGTTCGATGTACCGATAAGCGTTTCCGTTCCCGCCGAATTACGGTGGTATGCTTCAAAGTAAAATTCAGCCGTTCCCGTTCCGCCTGTACGCCGTATCTCACCAACCGTGCTGATTGTGATTACACCGGGATTACCGACAAATACACCCGGCACCGCCGCAAGTCTGCTGATCAACTGATTTTGCCCTGATATTGTTCCCGTCGGTACGTTCACCGCCGGGTCATCATAATCGGGGTCGGTGATATTGGTAACTAACTTAACGTAACTCGGGATGTCCGATGCTGCCGTTGTCGGGTAAAAGGCTAAGTTTGCAGGGGCTTTGATTACCGGGTTCAGCGGGTCGGTGTTATCCACGTTGTCACCGCTCACGGATTGCACCCGTTCAGATACGAAAACCAGCCCGTCCGTACCGAGTATGGCATCGTTATTCGGGTCTGCCGAAACCGACTGGTCAATAACTGGATTGAGCGGGTCTGTGTTATCTACTAAATTGCCCGTTACACTTTGCACCCTTTGCGGAACGTAAGTAAGTCCGTCAGTACCAAGTATGGCATCGTTACCCGCATCACTTGAAACGGCATCATCTACTATCGGGTTGAACGGGTCACCATTGAATACCAAGTTACCGTTTACCGACTGCACCCCAGGGCCGCCGAAACCAAAAAACTGAAGGATAACCGGCGTGCTTATTGACGGTGCAAGTGTGCTGCCGATGGATGATATGTTTAGTATTACATTCATTTCCTGTCTTTGAGTAATATTTCACCCGATGTGCTGGTCTGCCTGTTTCCGTTGGCAGTTATGCTCAACTGAAAAGCAACCGTACCGCATTTGAACTTCTCTGTTTCCGTTTTATCAACGGTATATTGAAACTGAAATGAGTTCATCGTAGGTATAATATCCCCGCCCGTTTTAGTCAGGGTCAAAACTGCCCTCCCGTTTACGATTACTTTCACCTCAATCTCTTGTGTCAGAGTATAGGACAGCGTGGTGTTGTTCAAAGTACCGACAACTACCCAATCATCTCCCGTGTATAGTATTTGGCTCATGGTATTCTGTTTACAGGTATTACAGCGGGATTACAAAAAAAGCATGGATTCTTCGGCAGCTTGGCCGTCTGTGTGACTCTTGACATAATATTGCCGTACTCGGTAACATAACGCTCCCGCAAAGATATGGCATCGTCCTTATCTACGGTAGTCAGCGAGTTAATTCTTTTGCCCATTATCACCTCATCCATTAAGGCAATACCAGCCGCATACCATACAGCGCGTTTCAGCCCTACCGATAAGCCGCAAATGTAGTCCGCAATATCGCAGCGCAGGTTATAGCTTAATATTAACCCGCCAGTGTGTGAAATCGAGCGCAAATTTTTATCGATTACTAAATCGCTCGAATCGTATTGAATCATATCAGCCCATACATAGGTATTCAGATACCTACCTGAGCAGCTTCCGCAGTTGCCCCTGTTAAATGCATTGATTTCATATACCGAAGTATTGGCGGTTATTACCACCACAATGTCGATTATCTGTCCATCCACCCGAAATTCTTTATCAATTTCAAAGGTGTTTATCTGTTGCCCCGTGAAACTTACTGACTGCGAGTACATTTCAACACCGGTCAATACGTTAACAACTTTTAACGTTCCCGTTCCTGTTGACGTCGGGAAGTACCTCGCCGAATTTAAATAAAAAGATAAGTAAGGAGCCTGGTCAAGTCTTATTCTCTGCCCCCAAAGCTTGCCTGCCGTTCCCGTTTTTGTTACAAGATTGTCGGCAATATCACCCACGGTCTTATTCTCCCACGAATCTACGGGCGTAACGGACGGCCAAAGGAACGCGGCTACATCTTCCTCCACTTTTTCAGCACCCATGCGTATGGCTGCATTCAGCACATCCGTACCGGTCTGCCTTTCCTCTGTGGTTATCCATTCCGCATCGGATAATGTGAATCCAGGAAGGTCGTTAAGCAGTAACGCATCCGTAACCGGTTCGCATCCGTAGCGGTATGATACTTTATTCTTTATGCAATTCAAAGCCATGTGTCAAAGGTATAAAAAAAGGGGAGAACCGAAGTCCTCCCCTTCGGGTATGGAGGGCAAATCAAGCCTTAAATTAACCTACCTCACAAGTTGCGTTAGAACCGCAGATGCGATATTCGTTCACACCATTCACACCGAACAGACGGTCTGTGGCTTTGAACATATCGTCAGGCATGAATACCACATCGTGGTTCAGCGCGAGTTCAAACTTCCATACTTTGCTGCCGCCTTCGCCGCAAACGTATTCGGCACGGTAGTCAAAAGTGATGGGGAGGGCAGGGTCAGGATACAACAAAGTACCTTGGAAAAGTGATCCGTTATCGAACTGAAGAATCTCTTGCTCGAACTCGTTGGCCCAAAGAAGCTGAACTGCTCCTGGTACGAGGGCTACGGCTGAAGAAGTTTCGCCTGTAGCGGCAGGAATCTCACGGCTGTAAGAGAAAAGGTAAGGGTTGTTGGTAGCGTAAAGACCGGCATCAACTCCGTTATCTCCGCAGCAGGCAGCACCGATGGCTTTGGCATACTTGAACCAAGACTCACCGCCGAACACAACCGGGATGGTCATGAAGTCGTTGGCCATAGTTTCGTAAGACACCATTTCGTAAGCAGCGTAGGAAAGACGGTTTGAAGTATCATAACCTGGTGCTTCTTTGTAAGTGGAAGTTCCTGCGGGCTGACCTGCATCCACATCGGATGCGAAGTTACCCAAGTTAAGAACGAGTTTGTCGGCGGTTTTCTTTTCAGCACCGGCGATTACGGCGTTCATAGCCTTCAAAATTTCGCGGTTGATGTAGTTACCATCGGCCTCACAACGGCGGCGAAGTTCTGCGGTAGGTACGCTCCATTTGATGTTTGAACCATCGGCTGGGTCAAGCGTGTAAGTCTTGGAAGTTTCGCCTTGTACGGTTCCGGTTTCGCAGGTTACGATACCTGAATCACCTACTTCGTCCACGGTGTAACGCTGTCCGTAAACAACCTCAACGGTTTTCAGTTTACCTCCTGTGGCAACGGTGTTTTTCATAACGCCGTCGGTGTTTGTCTGTGAAGTTAAGAACTTCAGGATGTTGCCTTGATTGTAGGACTTTAAGTTGGACTGTCCGAAGAATACTTCTCCGAGGCCTACCTGCACGTTAGGGCAGGAAATAAAAGATGCAAGAGTTGACATATCGAATTAAAATAAAATGTTAATAAAATTTTTCCCGTTTCATGCCCGGCGGCACTTGGGTAGGTTTAATGTCCCGCGACACAATGCGACAAAGTTATGTCAAGATTTCGCAGTCTGTATTTTTCTGCCTATTATTGTGCATTGAATTGCCGCATGGTGTTACGCGAGATGCGTAAACGGGTTAACATTTCCCCTGAGAAACACGGCAATAAGGAGGGGCTTCGCGCCCCTTCTTTTATTAAACACGAAACCCACCAAGAGGTGGGCTTCATGCAACTAAACAAACCTAAAACATGACGAAAATCCGTCGCAAATATAGCAAATTATTGCGACTTCATCTTCTCTGCACGTTCTCTTAATTTCGCAAGATGGGCTTCCTGTTGCGGAGTGAGTTTACTACCGCTGCCTGATCCACCTGAAGATGCCTGCGCCGGTGCGCCCGTTGCCCCGTTCTTCTTCAGTCGGCTTGCCTTCTCCAAAGTCTTGCGGAATAATTCATCGGCGGTCATGTGGCCCGTGCCTGACTGAACGATATTGCCTTCCTTATCGTACACAAGTACCTTTTCGCCTTCCCGTTTGAAGTTGAAACGGCCTTCGATTTCGGCATTCCAGATTCCTTTTTTCACATACTCATCCGCATCATCTGTCCACGGTTGTTTATCGTACACGGATGTCAAGGTATGATTCAACTGGATGGATTCAAAACGGGCTTCGGCAGACTTCTCGGATTCTTCAAGTTTAGCCTGATACTCTTTCAGCTTGGATTCCTGTTGCTCTGCCAGCGTTTTGTACTGCGTTAATTCGGAAAGCAGTTTATCCTTACCTTCCCCCGCCTTGCTTTTCAATTCTTCGACCTGGGATGCAAATGATGAATACCGCTCTTTAAGTAAGGGGAGCATATCCTTAATCATTTTGCCCTTCCCTTCTTCACCCAACAGCGGACGGATTTCGTTTTCGATAGGCCCGATGGTTTTGCCGAATACAGAATCCACTTCTTTCTTGTGAAGTTCGCGGGTAATCAATGCCACCGATTTAAGTTCGGCCACCTTATCAAGGGTCACTTCTTCACCGGCTGCGCTCCAGTCGATTTCAGGAAGTAATGACTTCGCAAGTTCTAAAGATTCTCCTTCCAGTTTCATGCTTCGCCTCCTTCCTCAGTTGCAGGCTTACGGCGTGAACGCTTCGGAGCAGCCGTGTATTCTTCTGGTGCGTCTTCGGTAGTGTTTACCCCAGCAAGTTTGGCTTTGAGTGCTTCCAGTTCGGCCAGCAGTTTGGCGTTTTCGGTTTCAAGTGATTCCGTTGCCGCCTTGTTCAGCCTGATATCATTCGGTTTAAGTCCGTATGGCAGATAGTTTTTCATCTCCCAATCGGTTAATGTCATGCACCCCTGACTGCCTAATGTCTTTTTGCCGCTCGGTGTTTCATAAGTTTTCGATACGAAAAACTTTTTGCCGATGGCCCGCGTGTTTGGATTGTGCGAAGTCCGCTCAACCTTTGCCGCCGCAACTTTGATTACTTCGATTTGCTGCATATACTTGATTTATTGTTTACCCTCCGAGAATGGCCGCAGCACTTAACTGGCCTTGGCCTGTTTCCGCTTTCATGCGGTCATATATCTTTTTACCCTCCGCATATATCAATGCCGCCTGTTCACCGCGTGTCAGTTCCCAGAAGTTTGGAACCGTGCCGTCAAGCATTTCGATTATCGTGGTGAATTGTTGGTGAATGATTGCATCTACCGGTGATACCGTTACATTGATGAATGCCCGAAGTTCCAAGTCAGTCTTTGACCAAAGCGGGTCAAGTTCCATCTGTGCCATGATTTCGCGCTCGGCCATATCATCTGAATTGAATCGCGTTGCCGTGGATTGCTCAATCAGTTGCTTCAGATAGCTGGCAGGCATATTGGCATTTTTTGCCGTGTTGATTTCAGCGGTAATTTCTTCGCTGTCCCTAAATTGGAATGAAGTCGGGCGGGATATGGAAGGCATTACGAACGCATCCATGTAACGCATGAAACCGACCGCTTCAAAAGCGAACTCCATAAGGTCGAAAAGTTCGTTTGAAAGCTGAAGTATGAACGAGTGAAACTCCTCCTTTTCAAGTACCGCCCCCGATGCCGTGTTCTGAACTTTGTCGCTGGTCTTAAAAAGGAAGGCAAAGGCGTTTTCCAGTTTGGCCGCGATTCGTTTGTCCACGAACTCCAAAGCCCCGATTTCAGGAGATACAAAATTTACGATGTCATTTACACCTACATCCGCTCCCGTGTTATCTTTCATCGGGATTTCAATAACTCCCGTTGGGCTGTACCGGTTAGCTTTGCCCGTTCCGTTGCAGGATGGGCAGGTATTCCAATGGCCGCCCCCGTGTTCGTCTATTGCCCATATCCTACCTGATTGGCAGAACCCATGCTCATTCCTGAACGTACACTCATCTATTCTCTGAATGCGTACCGGGAATAGGTTGGTATTGGTACTCATGTCAAGGTTACTGGACATCCGCACCACGCCGTTCAGTTCCGGGATTGCCTCGCTAAAAGGTGACTCGTAGAATATTTCCCCCTCGATTTCGGTAGGTTTACCGGCTAACTTACGTGCGGGAACGTAGCCCCAATTATGCACGTAGTAAGGAACCGCCTCGTAAATCGGTTTGTTATCCTTATCAGTTTTTACCGCTATAACCGAGTAGATTGCCGTGCGGTCAAATAGTTTGAACGATGGCCAGTCGTTATGCTTACCTTCGAGAATCAGACTGTATTCGTTTTCTCGGTATGCGATTACGTTTTCCTCTGCCACTATCCGCGCCACAGGGCTAATCGGCACGCTCTGGTCAGGGATGAAAACCCCTTCTTCATTTGTGCGCCCCGGTATATACCACGGCTCAATTATCAGTAATCGGTTCGGGTAGTTGATTTTCTGCTCCCGCACAATGTCAAAGAACCACGATTCCAAAGAGTGATACAACGGGTAATCTTCGTAGAAGTATTGCGCCTGTTCTTCATCCCACCCCTTAATGGAATAGTTCTGCTTGTTCGCGATTATCTTGGTGCGGTTCAATGCCCTGCCCCATGCCGAACGGGTATAGGGTTCGTACAGCCCCATCTGATATTCCCATTCTTCAGGGCTTTGGTTCGGGGCTTTTGTCTGCAATAGCTTATAAGGGAAAACGCCTTTCTGAGCGTGAACGGACACCTCATGGTGGTGCATCAAAGTTTGCCGATAAATCGGGTTAATGTCCGGAATTGACTTCTCCCAATCCTTCCATTTGGTTCGGGAATCGTACCCGCCCAATGTTTTAACCCCGCCTTTCAGTTTGACGGCGGCGGTGGTTGCTATACTGAGTATATCTTCGGTCATTATTTTTTGCCGCAGCCGCAGCCTCCGGGTAGTTTCATATCGGCAAAGTTAGTGATATTTTTTCTTATCGGTTTACGTGCGTGTTTTTGTGCATAACAATTACTTGTGTTGAAACCATATTCCGTTTACTTTTTCAAAGTGTTTGAATCGCGTGTTGACAGGTGCGCCGTGCTTAATCTGCTTGGCGAAATATTTATATGCCACATAGTTCAATATGCCCATGTCAACAGGCTTTTCAGTCTTGCCGTATTCAACTGCGTACTCCGAAATCTTACAAATAAACGGCATGACCGTTTCTTTACGCCCGCCGACTATTCCCGCATTAAGCAGCGGCATATCTTTGACCGACTTCATAAAATCAATGTAGTCCGGTATCTTCAGTATTGAATTGTGGGTATCGGCCATCCACTTACAACTGACCGCCTGCCCGTGTTCATCTCCTGCATATATCACTCCGCTTTCGGTCTGCGGTGTTTTCAGGCATATCACATCGGTGCAGTCAGTAAAAAACACCACGTCGGTTTCAACGTGCTGTTGTATCATTTCCGCATAAAGCATAAACCGACATTGCCCAGGTGAATAACCTTTGAGCGGTTCAACTTTTACAAACTTCACTCCCTCTGTATGCGGGTAAGTATCGAAACAGTCATGCAGAAGAATGATCTGACCGCCGCAGTCCGTAACCGAATGAATCCAGTTTTTGACCGCATTGTAATCGGGTTTCCAGTTCACGCCCCTCTGCGGATCAGGTTGGTAGGTGAAGTAACTGCCCACCACCGTGAACGGCTCACCGCCCGTTTTGTATTCCAGTTTTCCCGACTTGCCAATCAGCGGTTTGGTTTGGTTTACTTCCCGTCTGGCCACGCTTGATTTCGTGCGCTGAAGGTAATCGAGTGACTGAAACAGACCGAGCGAACCTTCCACATCCATAAAGGGATGGGCAATAAGCCCTGCGTTATAGACACGGACGGATAAATCAAGGTGTTCATTCCCGTACTTTCCGAATCCGATATTAAACCCGCCGACCTTCTCAATGCACTCACGGGTAAAAAACAGCACGCATCCGCATGGGTTGTAATGGTATTTCACATCCCCGTCCCTGCGGAATACTCCGTTGCCGTTCGGCATCCCGTTGGCCAGTTTGTCAAAGGTAAATGAAAGGTGATGCACTCCCGAATTGATATAGGGCAGCCACCACTTTTCGGACTTCGGCCACGTATCGTCATCAAACAGGAAAACATAATCGCAGTCATCAAGTAACTCCATGCACTTGTTCTTTGCCGCCGCTATCCCTACGTTATGGTTAAACCTGAATGTTGCGCCTTTGAATGGCACCGTCGATGCATCATCAACGACTACAACCTTTGCGCCTTTCGGCGTGAACCTGTTAATTTCTTTCAGGCATTTTTCCGCATTGGCGTTTCGGTTGTGCGTGGTTATGCCTATTCCTATTTTATATTCAGTTTTTATTTTTGCAGTTTGCCCTGTCTTTACTTCATAGGTTATGTACGGCCTTGGCTCTTTCGGCTGACTTCCCATCTTTACCTGGCCGTTCATGATAAACTTTTGTTTCATCAGGATGTGCGGCTTATGCGGGCTGAATGTACCCATCACGGAAAGATACGGCCTGCGGATTGCCTGCTCATAAACCTTCATAGGCTTAATCCCGCCGCTGTTCAGCCCCCCGAAAAGCCCGACAAAGTATTCCTTTGCATCCCCTTTGAATGATACCGGGGATTCGGCTTTCGGTTCGTCCCATATCTTCAGGTCAATGCCGCAGATATTAGCGGCCACATTGAAAGCTAACTCATCTGGGAAGGCGTTACCCCATTGCGTTTTATAATCATCAATGTAGCACTCACGGGCGGTTTCAAAATATTTCTCCGAACCCTTTTCAAAGTAGATGAATGATGAATTGATTTCCTGAATCACTCCGTCTTTAACAGGGTACACCCGTTTAACCGAATCAAACGGCATCCACTTGCACGGCCACCAATCGGCTTCTGTTTTAGTTTCGCTCACCACCTGACTGGCCACTTTGCGCCCGTTCAGTAATTCAAACAGGGGTGCAATCGGTTTAAGGCAAAGCCCGTCCACATCGAGATACATAGTCCGTTCAAATGGCGTGAGCAAGTCCATGTGCAGCTTCAGCTTACCGGGTGAAAAGTACCCGTCTTCACCCGTGCAGTATTCATCGGGTATGGGTATCACCTTATCATATAGCGGCTCCGTGGCAAGTTGCCCCGCCTGCCCGTTCACCGCCAATGCTATCTGAATATCGGGATTCCAATAACGCAAAGAGGCAGCCATATTGGCTGCCCACCCTGCATAAGATCCTTTTCCCGCCGTGATAAGCAGGATGCCTGATTTGCCCATAGTATGTTAATTATTCAAAGATTCCTGCGGGAGCAGCAAGCAATGTACCGAAGTCCGCGTTTGATTTACGGAAGTTCAGAGTTACATTGTAGTGCTGAGTCTCGGCTTGGTTACCTACCGCCTGCGGAATCCGTGCAGATACCTGACCGTTGGTAAGTACCCGGATTTCATCCTCTTTGCAGTAGAACAGAACCACATCGTAAGACTTACCGTTGATGCCTCCGTAGAATAGGTCATTTGCCTCGCTCACGTTCGGGTCAATGATGGTAACGGTGTAGTCAACGGCAACTTGTTTGGTAGCCGCACCGCACGCACGTTTGTTGTCCTGAGTAACGGGTGCGCCGTCGGGAAGGTCGGCAGACAGTTCACCTGATATTACCGCGTTTCCGTTGGCGATGGCGGTAGTCCACTCGGTAGGGTCGCTGTAATCGGTGATGTCGGTTTGGCCTTTTTTAACGTAGGCAACTTTAGAGATGGCGGCAGTCTTGTCGATTTCACAAGCGTTCAGGCCATATACTGGTAAATCTTCAGCGCAGATGTTGTATGACATGGTTTAAAATATTTATGGCAAAGTTAATCCGCTATTTGCATACATGGCTTACTCTTGTTATTTTTGTGCATGGAAAAGAAACGCGGCCGTAAGCCGATAACTGACTGCACCAAGCGAGTACCTCTCCGCGTAATGGTAGAACAATGTACGATTAACGAATGGGGGGGTATGAAGCGGGCGCAGATGTACGTGCAGGATTTTCTGGAACGCGGCCCGGATAAACTGCCCCTTAAGAAGTGAACTTGTCCCGAATCCGTTTGGGCAAGTCCTCAATTTTTACCCACCCTTTGTTTATTGCTTTACGCATGACATCTTCAGGCACTCTGTCGTATGGCACGGGTTCAAGAACATGATTGCAGTTATACCCACCTAACAACGCAAAGATGGTAGCTTCGTTTGTGGCTGCGTTCTTGCCCGCCCATGACTGACCCGCCCATGACTTAATTTCGTTTTGGTGATACACTTTGCCCGCGTGTTTCAGGCAAAACTCCCGTGTGGTATCCATGTTCGCACCCGCATATCTGAAGAACACAATATCATAACGGCGGTTAATCTGCTCCATGTAGGAGCGGTTCGTTACGGCAAACGCATCCTTTGCATTCTGTTTGGCGTACCGCTCAAGAACCCCGTCCACCTGATCATCACCAACGGACAACAAACGGATGTTCTTAATCACATCGGTGTACGTGGAACTGGAAGATATGGCCGTGTCAATTGCGTTTGAAAATTGCAGTTTAAAGTTTCCGACCGCACCCTCACCCATTAAGGTCAGGGCATTGCGCCGTGAGTTGGTGAACATGGCATTGAACTCGGCAAAGTCTGCTTTGGCATCGTCCAGAAATATGCGGTAAAGTGAATCGGTTACAATCCTTTGTTCGTTTATTCCCGTGGCGAATGTCTGCAAGGCTTTGGTATATCCGCTTTCGGCCAGTATCAGTTCCACCTGCTCCACGGCCTGTTGGCTTAATGCGTAGTTTTCAGCCGTTGCAAGTATCGCCCCGCCTTCGCCTGTCTTTAATCCGTCAAGTAAGGGAATGACCTCACGGAAGAATTTTTCCTGCACCTTATTCATGGTTTCGGCAAAGTCATCCGGGTACTTATCTACGTTGCCAAGTAATTCCCGTAATAGTTGGGAGTATGTCATTTGCGGTAAAGATAAGTAAATGTCTGGTCAGCTTTCTGCACGGTGGCTAAAACTTTCACGTATTCGGAATCGTCCGATACCTGGGCGGTGAACGTGGAGCGCAGGATATATGCCGTTCCGTTAATGGTTACCGCTGAATGTGATAAAGCAACGGTCAAAGCTTTGGCCATGTACGGCGGTATCCACTCGGTGATAAACTCTTCGGTATTATCAAGGTTTGCGTATATGGCTGACTGGTTTCCGAATGTGTCCTTGTTGGTCACCCATTCGTTAAACTGCATGACCGAGTTACGCAACCTTCCGCATACAATAAGTTTGTTTGGTTTTAGACCTTCGGGATATACATACCCGAATGAATCCACATCATTTGAGAATGTAATCGTACTGTCGCACCCATCCACGTTGCAGATGCAGGCAAGTTCAGATATGCCCAGCGTATCGTACACGGCATTTTTATAGTTGATGCTTACGTTGTCAATGTTGAAGGTAGCGTTAGCACTTCCCGATATTATCTGAATCACATCGGTGCAATCAGTTCCGGTAGTCAGCGGAAATGAATAGTTGCCCGTTCCAGTTATGGTAACCCCGAGCGAAGTGCCTCCCACGTTAAAGACAATGTTTCCGCTTATGTGTGAAGTAACCTGAAACTTAATATCGTACTCGGTATCGCAAAGAATCGGGCATGTAAGTTCACCGATATATTCGCAGTAATCACCTTCGGCTGCTGATTTAAATTGCAGTTCTCCGGTCTTGATATTTACTGTACCAGGGTCAGGAAAACTCCACGGTGTTGAACTTGTGAACGTGCCGTCAATAATACTTTCATCATTCATGCACGGGCTTTCCTGTTCAATGGCGAAGTACTGGCAGGAACATTCTTCAAATTGTCCCACCTCAAAAAATAATACTCCGTTGTATAATGTGCCGTTAACCGGTTCAGTAGAAATAAAATTAAAGTCCTTATCATAGGTGGCAAGGAAGTAATCCTCTTTCACCCCATAACATTCAAAGTGCGCCAGCTTCAGGCATCCGATGAAGTCGGTTGTATCAAAGACCAAGTTTATCCCGTTGGCCGTACCGAAAAACTCATGCGTTCCGTTGGCCGTTATTGTTCCGATGACCTGCGTTCCGAGTTTCACATCCAGTTCCCCGCCTGCATAGTCGGTAACGAAAACCGAAACGTAAAAGTAATTGGCATTGATTACCACATTGGGAAGGGTCAGCGTTCCCGCGTTGCCGTCATTACAGAAAAGAATCCCAAGGTCTTGGTCAACCGTTACGCTGAACTGCTGGCTCTTGTAATCGTACACAAGTACGGCATCTGAAGCGGTGAAGATGTCATCGGCCACGCTAACCACGTTGGTCGAATCAATGGCGGTTATGTATGTGCTTTGTCCCGTTGTCAAATTAAAGATTAACTGGTCAACAGCCGTACCCACTCCGATATTAGGGGCTGTGGCTTTGCCTGCCGTAGTTGTGGTTATGGCATTTGAATACAGGAATCCCGTTTTGGCAAGGTTGCTCCCGATAAACCGCGGACGGAACTGCATGGTGAACGGCTCGTCCTTATTTATCTTAAAACAGTATTCATCCCCGAACTTATCGCAGGTCTTTATGTATCTGTTCCATTCTTCCTTCTCCCATCTTGCAGGCGGCATGAAGTTGTAAACGCTGTTGGGTATGAATTGCTCCGTGGCTCTGAATGGCATGGCTAAATGGTTTTGGTATTGATGTTCAACTTTGTTTCCCCGTTGGAAAGTTTGCGTTCCAGTTCCACAATAGGCCCTGAAAAGTTCTTAAAATTATTCGGCAAAAGTAAGTTACCAAACGGAGAAGTCCTAATCGCTTCGGCCTGTGCAGGCTGAATATAACCCGATGCATCTACTTTGAAAGCCATAGTATCGCACACCACTCCGCGCAGGGCTGAATAAGCATTTGACCTTACTTTTATGTAAGAGTTTGGTGTAAGATTAATTTGAAGTAATGGGCCACCTGAAAGATTGTATTGCAGCAGAGTAAATAAAGGTGGAATGTTTACCAAGTCCAAATGCACATTATCCATAAAGCCATGATAAATTGCCGTATCTCCTACGTTAAAAACACGCTCCACATAATCCACCCATTCAGGATTAGGATGTACCGGTCCGCTCGTCCATCCGTTTGACGTATCAGGTGCTATGGCTGGATCAAATGGTATATCTTGATTTTGTAGAGCAAATCTTAAAGTACCAGGGCCTCCCGATGGGTTATCAATAGCATCTGCCGATAATTCAAGATACAACTCTATTGATACGGTATTCATTTCTTTAAAAATAGCATAGTCCAGATAGCATCCTGCGTTAATCAAATTAGTCGGAAGCATGAAAAATCCTCCTCCAAAAAAGAAAGGTTGAAACGTATCGTAATACGAATCGCATTGAACTATTGACGGGTAGCCGAAACAATAAGATTTAAGCCAGCGTTTCAGTTGGTTTACGCAAAATAAATCGTAATTATTTATAGGTCTGTTAGGCATGAATCCAAGCCACGCATCTGACTCATCATTACAGATAAACAGGCTTTCATCATAGTTGGCATCGGTAGTATTATTCAGGCAGTCTGATATGGCGTTACAATCGTAAACTATCAGTGAAGTTTCAAGTCTTAACTCGCTTTTCGTGGCGCAGTTTCCGTCAGGTGTTATGCTGCTTTTGGCATGACCAGCCCACGGTAATGTCATTATCTGTTTTATGTAAGTATCACCCGAATCGTAATCATTCTGTACTGACTTTGCACTTCCGAAGCTGAACGTACCGTAATCCAGTTTATCGTTGTAACTGAATTTGAAATCCCTGAACCCGTCTACCTGAATGTAGGTGGATTGCTCAAAGTATTCCGCAGGTTCCATTACAATAGTCGGTCTGCCGCTTATGTATGCAACTGCCCAGCGCAGATTCCACATCTTACACATATCCTGAATCATCTCCGATATGGTAACCGTCATGCGTGTGGCCGTAATCAGTTTACGCATATCCTGACCGGTTATGAAATAGTATTTATTCGCAGGTGATGAAGTAAGGAAAGCAGACTGAAAGCCTACCTCATTATCTGTCACCCATGCGAATAGATAATCCATCACATCAAACTGTGTGTATGCTTTTATGCCGCTTGTGGTCGTATTGGTTAAATCAACTATGTCAATAGTCGTGGATGTAGGCAATGTTAATGTAACCCCGTTTTTACTTGTAGGTTGAAATAACTCAATCGGAAATTCTTTGTAATTCTGAATCTTTGCGATTGCCGAGTTATCAACAATTTCAGCTTCGCAGGTTCTTTGGTCTGCATCGAATGTAATATCCCGAAGGTAAATCAATCCCTGCCAGGCGTTAATCCATGCCCCGTTATCACCTTCACGTTCCTGAATATCTACAGTTACCGAGTTGCATTGCCCTGTCTTAAACAGATTGTAAAAGAACTCAAAGTCATCTCCCCAAAAAGTGATGTTGCCCGTAATTTCCCGAAGGAAAGCAAATAGTTCGTCTGCATAAAAATACCGCTCCGAAAGTGCATCTACTCCGATCGGCCTGTTTACTGTTTCGCTTCCGTTTATCAGTACCCTTACCATGCAGTCCGTTTTTTAGGTTTGTTCTTCATCTCTTTGGCAATGGTTTTCAGATACATATTACCCTCGGATGTGGCTAGTAATAAACGGGCATCATCAAACCCGTCACCCTTCAGCGATGCGGCAAAGTTGTCGGCCATGCGCCGCTCTGCTTTGCGTTCCATTTCCACCAACTTCGGAGCGACAAAGTTACGCACGATGTAATCGTCAAGCGTTCCGCCTATCCATGCTTTGGCCATACCAGGGTAAGCCTTATTCCTGTCGGTAGGTATTACTGCTTCACCCTCATTCAGCATGGCAGGGATGGTATCAACACCAGCCTTGTTTCTTCCCCGTTGTACAAACTCCGTACCTTCTGCAAATGCAGGCGGCGGTGGTGGCTGCTCACTTGCAATCAATGCTATCTGCGCGGCACCCGCTGCGGCAACTATGGCGGCCAATGCTATACCCGCAGGGCCTGCCTGAAACTGGGCAACCACACCGGCAGCGGTATTAATTATTGCCTGAACGATGGCTATGGCCTTATTAACCTGAAATTGTTTAAGCTGAACCTGATATAAGTCCTGCGCTTCTTTTTTCCGTAATGCCTCAATGCGTTTGCTCTTTTCTTCTTCTGACAGGGTACTGCCTTCTATTGCCCGTATCTGTTCATCATAGGTACGGCTTATATCTTCACGTTGCCGTTCCTGAACCTGTGAAACAATACCGGCAATCATATTGAATCCTTCGCCTACTTTGCCAAGTGCATCCTGAACACTTTTCATCTGTTCTTCAAAGTCAACTGCGATTTCTTCACCGGTCATGGCAAATTCTGCCCGCAACTGGTCAAGTAATATCCCTGACTTTTCAACACTTGATGCAACGGCTTGGTCAATACTTCCTGTCAATGCATCAACATTTTCAACACCTTTTAATTCTAATGCAATAGGCGAACTGCTTGTCTGCTTCTTTATTTCATCAAGGCGTGATTTGAGATTATCCAGTTTTCCGTTCAGGAATTCCAAGCGGTCTATATCCTTTTGGCTTATAGGCCCACCCGTAAGTATCTGCTTACTTATGCGCTCGGTAATGGCAGCGACTTCCTTCTGCATAGCCTGTAACAGACTTATGCTTTTCGCATCCTTTTCGTTATTCATAGCCGTAACTTCCAACCGCTTGCGCTGGGTAGCTACGTACTTATCAAACTCGGCATCCGTTGCCCCTAATACTTCTTTTGCCCGTTTTCGGAATATCTCCAATGCCTCACCTCCTTCAAGTATCGCATTGTTAAAGGTATTCTGACGTGCTTCAAACCGTTGTTCAATCTGTTCTGCTTCTGATAATCCCGTACCGAGTCCGAATATCTCCTCTGCCAGTTTACGCACGGCTGCCAGCGGAAGATTAACTGCCCCGTTAAAATCAAGGAATGCCGTTCCCAGACTTTCAAGTGCTTTGAGTATTTCTCCGTCACTTAATAACTTGAATGCTTCCTGTAATTTTTCAAAGCCATTGATAATGCCGCCGATACCTAAACCGAGCGGGTTTAACATATCGTTCAGTTTTGATATGGCATCCCCGAATGCAGGGAAGTCACCTGTCACCATTGCATTCAATGCTTTGACAAACTGAAGCATGACCGGCAATAAAGCCTGACCTATTTCGGCCTGAAGGTTTGCAAACTGCGCCGCTAATATCCGTTGCTGGTTTGCCAGTCCGTCAGATGTCCGTGCAAAGTCACCCTGTGCCGCCGTTGTCTGTTGGTATATTGCAAGCTGCGCCGCCAGCACTTTCTGTTGCGGTGTTAACGCTTCTTTGGTGCTGCTTATGATTCCCTCTTTTAATGCAGCCTGTTTCAGGCTCGCTTCATCAAGTAACACCCCGTATCGGCGTATCGGTTCGTTCTCCCCGCGTAATGCACCCCCGATTGCCTGTATAGCTTCTTCGGGTGTAGTGTTGTTGAACGATGCAAGGTCGGATGCCAATGCCGTAAAGTCTGTTGAAAACTTTACAAGGTCATCCCCGCTCAATCCCGCTGACTTTCCGAATATGGCAAACGTAGATGCGGCATCCAATGCCTGTTGCTGACTTTGGCCTAAACTTGCGGCCGTAGTCTTTGACCATTCCTTAACGGTATCTGTTGAAGTACCGAATAACTGGTCAACCTTACTGAATGTTTCGTTAAGGTCACTTGCCGCATCTATGGTTGCTTTGGTAAACTTTAAAACCTCCTGAACCCCGAATGCAATACCTACCGCCCCTGCAAACTTTGTGATTGTTGTTTTAATTGATTCAAGTTGGTTTCCTGAATCCTTTACATTGTTTGAAAATCTAACGGCACTTTTGCCCGCTTTGTCAAAACTCTTTTCAGTTTCACTCCCCGCCTGCTTACCTTCCTTTTCAACTTCATCTAATGACTTGACAATACCGTTTACCTGTTGACGGAATTTAGTCGTATCAAGTTCGTATTGGGCGATTATCTTTTCAGCCATTTTCTTTCAGTTTAACTTTTAAGGCCAGACAGTAATCGTCTACCGTGGCCGTGCGCCTGAATTGCTTTGCCTCCGCTACGCCGCCGCACAAAGTTACTAAATCCGTGTTGAAATTCTCTACCCATGTGTAGCATTTATCTCGCCAAGAATGGTATCGTAAGTCTTTTTTGACAGCTTGGTTTGACTTAGGTGCGCTTCCCACAGTTCGACTGATCTTTGCAGCAATAAGTCGGGATTGGGAAAGAGGGAAATCACCCCTGCTTTCGTAAAAAAATCGGCAGACCCTCCCTGCCGCATGAACAACTGAACCTTCGCCTTATGCACATTCTCATCAATAACTGTGGCATCTTCATTTTCCTCTATAATCGTCAGGGCTGCCAGTTCGCAAAGCAGTTCGGGATGAAACATTAAGTCAGTCTGCCTTGACTTGATTTCCTGAAACACCCAGTATGCCGTCTGTATGTTTTCGATTTTCTGCTTGGTCTTAATCGTGTTTACCGCATTATTCAGCGCACCCTCCGCTATCTCTACAAGCGTGGTCAGTTCGTGCCGTGTCAATCGGTTTTCAAGTTGAATCAGGGTAATCTGCATCCGCTCCAGTCTTGGCAGCGGTAAGTCGGTTGCCGACCTGAATTTCAGATAGCGTTTGCCTTCAAGTTCAAAGGCGAAGTCCGTGTTTTCTATCCACCGTGATTTCACACGCTCCCCCTGTATGGCTTTAAAGTCCGTCAGCCATCGGTCGTAAATCCACTCCAATACCCGTTTCTTCATATCTTATCGTGTAGCTTGATTATTCCCCCGGCAAATGGTATGGCGCAGACAATGGTAAGCAACGGCAACGGAACCAGTCCGAAGTGAATTGCAAGTCCGTGAATGGATGCCATGCAGTAAGCACATCCAAGCAGCGGCTTATATAGCCATGACGGAAGGTAGTGCCATGCGAGATTGTCCACACGGTAAAGGATCATTCCTTCACCGGTGGCAATCCTTAATCCGGCTATCCAAAGCCCTATGATTAAAAGTTCTAATAAGGTATTAACCATTGTCTTATAGGTGCATCTAAGTTTCCGTTTGAATCATAAAGGTTTTTGAACTCAATATGAATGCAGGTGAATGTGGTATCGTCCTCAAATCTAAGTTCGGCTGGTTCTTCTTCGCCATCCTCGATAACTACAATGCGATATTTTTGCCCGGTAAGGAAGGCGAAATTGGAAACCAAATCGAATATCAGGTCACCGTCGCTTTGTGATGTAATCATAAACACACGGGTGACACCATTGATAAGATTAGTGATATAAACATTGTAATCGGTTGACGGCTCGGCAATTCCGATAACCAAGTCGTGTTGCTCACCGCATCCTGCCCGAACCACGCACTGAACCGGTATGCAGTCCTCACATCTCGTAACGCATACGGGTGTCATTTGCCTGTTTTTTTAGGTGGTGCAGCCTTGTTTGGCAATGTCTTAAAGTTGGTTTCCTTGCTCCACTTGGAGCAGTCCCACCCGTTGGTGGCGTAGCAGTAACGCTGCTGGGCTTTACTTTGAAATGGCATCTTTATATAGTTTTAAAACTTTATCAATAGGCAAAGGGCAAACATACTCCTCACCATCCACAATAACCCGCGTATTATCCAAATAAGTGGCAAAGATATCAACACGGGTAAAATAAAAATCATCGGTAGCGTATGATTCAGTATCCACCGAAATGCCGAGGTTTTCAAGTTCAGCAGTCTGTTCATCGTGTACGAGTATGGGTAATTTTAGCAACATACGTTAGTGATGCAGTTTGAGTAATATATTATTTCCGCGCTGAGTTCCATGCGGATGTAGGATAAATCCTGACGTGCCTTAATGTCTATGTTGGTAAACATATCGGGCAGGACTTCCTCCTTAACCGTGTTCACATCCTGAGTGAATGTAACCACCGCAATGGCGTTGATAGCCTTTCGGATGTCCTTTTCGTTTTGAAACTCCAAAGCCCTCTGCACCGCCGTAACAAGGTCGAACTGATTATCGGGTCGCTTGGTTATCCCATAGAATGTCAGGTCGTGAGATTCGCGAAACAGGAACTGGTTACTCCGTTTGCTTTCGGATTGCTCCACGCTTTTGCCCTCGTTTATGAAGTAGCAGAACCCGTTGCTGAAGTCGTACTGCGTGACGAACTTAAGGGAATCGTTACCCATGTACACGGCAGGGTAACTCTTGGATGCTCCGGTATCGGTACGTGTTTCACTTACCATCTGGGCAATGCCGTGAACCTCCCGAAAGTATTTGGTTTCTTTCAATCGGGATTTGAATAAGTCCATTAACGGTAATATCATTTTCGTACCTTTGGGCTCAAAGTTATGAAATACTCCGAATATCGCAAACGGTTGTTAAAGTTTTCCGATTTAATTGCGGAAACAAAGCCTTTATTCGATGCGGTAGTCAATAACGTGGCAGACAGGGCAGAACGGATATTCGTGAACGGCGGTGTCGGCCCTGGCGGCAGCCGTGAAAACTACTCGCCTAAGCCGCTATACAAGAACCCCGATACCGCACCGCGTAAGTTCCCCGCGAAGGGCAAGGATGGTGAATCAAAGTTTAAGAACGGCAAACCGCATAAGACTGCATATTTCCCGAACTACTCCGCATACAAGCGGCAGATAGGCCGTACTTCATTCGTAAACCTGATTGAGTTCGGAAACTTTGAGCGTGGATTCAGGACGGGGATAAAACTTCAGGGTAACAAGGTAATCCACTTTATACGCATCGGAACTGATAATCCCCAGGGTAAGGTTGACGGACTGATTAACCGATACGACGGTGTTTCAATTCTTACCAATGCAGAGCGCGATGCTTTCATTACCGACCTGACTAACTACCTTGCCGATGCAAGAGAAGATGCAGGGCTTTAGTAAACCTTCCCTTTGATTATCTGGAAATTCTCCACATGGAACTGGCCGTTATCAAACACTTCAATAATGGCCGCGCCGTGATTCCATTCGTTCACGGGCATATATTGCGGGGATAGTTCGCATAGGCATCCGCTGCTCCATGCCATCAATGTGCTGTCATCATAGATAACCCCGTTGGCCTGACTTGTGCGATGGAAATGTCCGCAGATTGTCGGGCGTTTGAACTTAAGTAAAAGCGTCCGTGCAGGATTAACCCCACCGCTACCGCGCAGCTTATCGCCATGCTCAACCAACAACTTGCCAAAGTACACGGCAGTCGAATGTTCAAGCCACGTTACACCGTGCGATGCCACCTGAAGAAGTGAATCAAGTCGGAACTCAGGATTACCAAGTAGTTGGGGATTCTTGTAAAGGAACCGCTCCATCCTGTTCTCGTGGTTGCCAGGTATGTAGTAAATCGGAACGGCGGGAAACAGCCTCCGAAGTTCGGCAAGGAACTCACGCCCCGCATCCAGTTCACCTTTGAATGAAACCTTGCGCGGGTCTTTCTCGTGGTCAGAGAGTTGGTAAAGGTCAAGTATATCCCCGTTCAGGAATATACAGTCAATACCTTGCTTATGCCCATATTCAAGTGCAGCTTCTATTGCCCTGATATCATGGTAGGGAATGTGGACATCGGAAAGCACTAAGACTTTCTTAATGCCTAAAGGTAACTGAAAACGCTCAATGGTTTCAGCTTTGGATTCGGGTAGTCTGATTGTTTCTATCATGCCTGGGTAGGTTATTTTTTTTCCATTTCTTATTTTCCACTCTCCGTACTTTGCACGTTTTATTGCGCTTCGGATGTTTTCAAAATCAACTGTTCCCTGAAGATGGGAATCAATAATCTTTGCCATGCGGTCTGTTTCCATATCAGGAAACTTGGCAATAAGTTCTTCTGCCATCTTGCGATGGATTAATCTATGCTTTGTTCCCATATTTCAAAAAGTCAGGATTAAATGCGTGAATATCATATCTGAAGGCATCGAGTAAGTCGGCCTGCTGAATCACGTTCTTGCGGTTGTCCTTCACTATCTCACCCCCTGGTGTAGCCTTGACAAACTCGCAGTCGCGTATCAGTTCTTTGTTCTTCGGGTTAATAAGCACTTCATCATAGTTGGTCAGCACCGCGTTGCAAAGCACACGGCTATCCCTGTGCATCATGTTCTTGGATGGTAGAACCAGTTGCCGATTCGTGCAGCCAAGCGCATCAAGTACGCCCGACCATATGTTATGGCCTACACGGGAAAGGATGGATCCGTTACGCCCCGATGCATCACCCGTGATGATAAACAACTTCTGCCTAAACTGATTCGGGGCTTTGAGTGATATGGCCGATGCCATGGCTTCAAAGTATGTATTACTACCCACCTGGTCAGGATTAAGCACCACCGTATCGAAGTAGTGGATGTACCCATGTTTCTGATTGCCCTGCCGCCCCCGGTGTGCAAGTGTGCAAACAAATGGGTTATTGTTGAAGTCAAATGACAGGTAGACCAGTTCATTCGGTTGGTATTTCGCCTTATCAGATACGTGCCGCTTCCTGTCGAATACGTACAGCCAGTTAAGCCCTGACATCGGTTTTCGCTCGCACATAACTTCACGGGCAAAGGTTACCGGGTCAAAGGTAGATTCAAGTGATTCAATGTACCCTTCAGGAAGGTTCTTCTGATTATCGTAAGTCGTTCCGATGGTAACCGGGATGGAGCGTTCGCCGTAGATTAACTCGTCCACTTCCGGATTGTCGCGCGGCGGTGTAAGCGTATAGAATGTCTTTGGGTCTTGGCTGCCTGACATCCTACCCAGCACCGTGGTCAGTTCATCTATCTTGGCATCCTGTATCTCATCACCCCAGCACCAACCGAGTTCAATACCGCGTATCTGTGTTTCAAGTGAGAATGTAAACACCTGCGCCCCGTTCCAGAATGACCACACGCCCTCATGACTTGAGAATCTCGAACGGTATGGGAATGTACCCTCTGGGTTTTTATTGATAACGTAATGACTATGTTCAAGTAATCCGTATTCGGCAAGTACCCCTTTGAACTCTTTGAGCGTTGCCGCGTTAAGCTGTTTTGTCGTGTTACTGAACACTCCTCCGAGTTCGGTTGGGCGTTCGGCTATGCACCACAATGCGAAGTGGGATCCCGTGATTGTCTTACCGCTGCGGATGCCGCCGAGATAACCCGATATGCGTTCCGTCTTAGACCGCTCCAGTGCATCCCATTGTTTGGCGTGTAGCTTCATGCGGTTATTTCAGTCCCGTCATCGTGGACTATCTTGCCCTCGCCGTCTACAAACAGCTTCATCATTGCAAAAAGGTCAAGTGCTTTGTGCTTATGTTGAGGGTTCATCATTAAGGTAAGCATATCCTGAAATGCAAAGCTTGCTTCATCAATCTTTTCGGATAAGTCTTTATTCAGCCTCTTGCCAAACTCATGCTGATAGTTTTCGATGGCTTTCATGAGTATGCCGTAGAGATACTTCTCCTGCTTGGTCATGGCCAACTTGGCATCCTTTGTCGCTGCGTTCTGCACCGACTTGATAAGTACGTTAAGGATTAATAGCAAGTGTCCGTTCAGTTCCTGTTGTGTCATTTAAATCCTCCGAATATGGTATTGAATATATCAGTGTCTGTTTGCTTAGGCTCTATCTTGTTTATCTTCAGTTTACCCCTAAGCAGGTAGATTACTTCATCTGTGGTCTTGGCTTCGATTTCCATCTTCAGCTTCTTATCCCCCATTTCAAAGTAAACGATGTAGGTTGTCATAGGGATTTAATTTCTTGTTTTACTGATTTCCAATAAGCATCTGCTTCTTCCCTTTGTGCTTCGTAATAGTATGCATGAGTTCCACCGCAGTCATCCCAATCAACATCGCTTGGATTACGAGGCTCTGACTTAATGATTTCATCAACTGTAACCAATGCGCATTGCCTTGCGAACTGTTTATCGCAGTCAATGGTCGGGTGTGCGATTATCTCAAACCGCGCGATCAAAAATTTGGCGTACTCCTTTGGTGTCATTCCTTTTCGAATTTGATTTCCAGTCTGCCCGGTGTGGTTATCTCGGTCTGCGTTTTCTCGGTCAGCCCGTTTAACCTTGCCGTCAGGCTCGCATTGTAAAGCCCTGCAACCCCTCCCGCTATCTGATTGTCGCGTATTTCTTTCTTGATGCGTGTAGAGATACCTACAAATTCGGAGTAAACTTCATCCCGATTGTAAAAGTATGGCTCAATATCCCCCAACTTATTCCAACAAAAAGTTAAAAATCCGTCAATGGTCAGCGGTCTGTCAATCGGTATTTCAACCACCTCTCCTGTCCTTCCGCTTAATTCCCGTTTAATAACCGGATTCATTCTTGCCCATTCGATGTAACGCTCAAACAAGTCCCACATTTGGTCAGGGGATTGGAGCAACCTCGGTCTGCCTACTTTGTTTTTCATGGCTTAATAGTGTTTATAGCCCACTCGATACCTGCATCACCTCCCCATGCATCCCATCCTATTTTGCCGCACCCTTCTGTGTACGGCACGTCTTTATGCTGTTGATGCCTGATAAATGCCGCCATACGTTTTACCGTATCAAGGCTTATCGGTTCACGGTTGGCCAGTTGGTTAGCACGTGCGAATCCTACGGCGGTCAGGCAGTTGTTAGGATTTCCTGACTCACGTAAGAACTTCAATGCCCGTTTCGCGTTATCGGTAGCCGCCTGCGGATAGTCGGTGAATGTTTCCTCCGAATCGTAAATGTTTGAAATGCATACGGCATAGCGTTGGCGTTCGGATGTGTACTCATCCCGCATGGTAGTGTCATCCATGCACCGCCTCATGAAGGCCGTCGGCGTTTCGTTTACTTTTCGCTTTGGGATAGGCATTTGGCAATCAATGATTTTTCATAATCGTTACGGCATACGGTTGCCCAGGAGTAACCGATATTGCATTCATGCATGATGGCAACAAGGGTTGGGATATAACCGTACCTGTCATGATACGATTCAATCCAGTTCAATACTTCCCTATGTGTCATTTCGGCTCCCATGTATCTACCTGAATGTAGTGCGTATGTCCGTACTGCGAAGGTGCGCTGCGCTCTTTGATTTCAAAGTTGGCATAGCCCTTCTCGTTTTTCAGTTTAACAAGTTCGGCAATAAGGTCATCAACCTTTACCGACATTTTGATTCCGTAGTTGCCCTTTTTAAGGCTTACCGAGTTAAGATACTGCTTCTCCATTTTGCAAAAGTATTAAAAATTAATTATTACTGAATAAAGGTTTTCCGTCTTTGTCCAAAAAAGGAAAGTGCCTGAGGCATCTGCCTACCCGTTCCCGCATTTCTTTGCGTGTTTTCGGGCATTTCTTGGAATCAAGAAGGTCGGAAAGTAACTCCCGCGTCCTAAGTAGTGCCGTGTATTGTTCGTGCTTCAAGCTCATGTATTATCAGTTTTGCGTATTGTTTTCCGATGTGGCAAAATTCCACCAGTTCATCCTCAGTCGGTACACCCAGCCCAAGCCAGATGCACTCCGTGATAAACTCCGCTACCTCGGAATGGGTGAAGGGTTCATTATAGTTGCTCATATTGCCCTATTGCTTTGAATATCTGATAAACCAACTGCGGTACTATGGCGTTTCCGGCGGCTTTTATTGATTCGTTTCGCCATTTAGAAAAGGTAATTCCGTCCAGTTGGGAGGAAAGCCCATCATTTCGAGAACAAATCGGGGATTGAGTTGGGAAGTTTTGCCAGTTCCTTGTGCTTTCGATACCACGCTGCAAAGGTCGCTGTTGCCTGCCCATGTTTCTGTCGGCTGCCGTCCTTTCCAATCGTTGCTCATCGGTGTCGGCAACATCCCCGATGCTATCACATCCTCCAAATTCCCCTTGCCCCTGTCGTTGCTGCAATTTCCACCTGCTGCTCTGGCTCTCGGTGTCGGGAGCATCCCCATAGCCATCGCCCTTGTCAGCGTTACCGAATGCATTGAACCCTCCTTGACTTGCGTTGATTTCATCGTTGCCGTTGCATTGGTTGAGTCCATTGCGGTTGGGGTGGGCAACATTCCGTGAAACTGCAAATGATCTATTATTGAATTCGGTCTTGCTTCCCCATTCGCCCTGCTGAACATTGATGTTGCTCCCGTTTCTTTTAATGCTTCTACTCTCTCCGGATGTTCCCGTTGTATTGCGGTTGGCGTAGGCAACAAACCAAACCCTATCTCTTCGGTGTGGAGCGTTGACGGCGCAAGCTGGAAGTACATACGGTTGTACTTCGTACCCTTCAGTTTCCAAGTCAGCCTGCACCTCCTCGAATACCAGCCCTCCATTCCAATTAACAAGGCCGAGAACGTTTTCGCCCACAACCCAACGCGGCTGAATTTCTCTAATTGCTCTAAGCATTTCTGGCCACAAATGGCGTTCATCATCTTTTCCGAGTCGTTTTCCTGCCATTGAGTAGGGCTGACATGGAAAACCTCCCGTGAGGATGTCAATGTTTCCTCGGTGAATAGTAA